ATTTGTAGGCGTTCAATGTAACGCTTCCATATACAACATCCTGTTCACTAACCTGGGTATTTTCGGCTAGAAGTGCGCCCTTGTTGCTAGTATCATTAACGGTTGGCCAGGGAATATCATTACCCGATGACGTCCGTAAAATTCGACTAACTCGACGCGGCCCGCCAAATGCTAACAACGCCCGTTCTAGCTCGTTGCTGAAGCCCTCCGGGATAGTGTATCCACCAGCCGCGTCTACGGTGCTTTGGGCGCGAAATTCGCCACCAAATCCACGCGCGTTGTATGTGCCGGCTTGACGATAATCAATTTCGAAAAACGATTTCCGGGGATCTACGCCGCAACGTTTCGCCGCTGCGTATAAATCATCCGTTACATCCTGGCCACTTTGGAAACGCGCCCAGGCAACCAATGCTTTGGATTTAGTATCATCCGTGATTGGTTGTGGTTCGTCGTTTCGGTTAGCTTGCCATTCTGACTTCTGGCGTTCTTCGCTGATAGCGTCCAAACGTGCAGAAACGTCTAATTGTTGTTGTGTTGCTTCTTGCGATTCAATAATAGAATCATACTCAGCGTTTACAACGTCCCAACGTTCTCGTTCTTCGGCTCCCCAACTATCCTGGCTATCACCCAGGGTTTTAATTTCAGTCGCTAGCGTGTTTCGCTGCTCCTGTAGTTCTTGCAATTTATCAACTGCCATTTTATCACCTATGAAATAAGAGTTTTCACGGTGCGCCATTACATAGGCCCACCTATAAACAAAAAGTATTGCCTATAGCACAGCCTAAACGGCATTAGCTTTAGAATGTTTACCGGGTTACTAATCGTTCCCCGATATTTGAATTATCTATAAATCCTTATTGGCGTCAAGTTTAATTTGTGCCAATCGGATTTTTACCCGGTCAGATTCCGCAAAATGCCCTTTTTCCCAATCGGAAACGGCCTGTTTTGCTTCGTCTATGTTTTCTTTGGATCGCATGCCGCTAGTAGCACTTTCATACGCTGGATAAGTTACCACCGATACGTCAAATAAGTTTGCGTCTGTAATGTTGCGGAATGTCTGGCCGTCGCTACGCTCGATCTCTTGCCCGGATGCCGTTACGCTAAATGCAAAGCTAGACCCGCTAACATCGCCCCGGTTTACGCTTTCGGCTAAATCTTTGGCCGTTTGGGTGTTCGGTAGATCAACATCATATCGTAACCCGGTGGAATCCGTCGTTAAACGTAACGTTCCTGATTTGGTACGCCCTAGAACGTGGTTAGGGTCATGGTTAAATAGCGCCCGTACATCCTGCAATTCTGCAAGCGCTCTATCAAACGCCCCCGGTTGGATCCGCTCGTAGTAATTATCCATTAATTGGAACTGTGTTCCTGGATCCTCGGCCCGATGGAACACGGCCGCATAGCCGCTAATGGTGGTTGTGCCATCCTCGCGCGTTTCAACCGTTACGGGTTGTTGGTTTGGGAATATCTTAGTCATTAAAAATCTCCTTTTTATATCTTGCGATAATTTCCACTGAATAATCTTTTAAAACTATTTTGAGAGCGGCCGTCCTTTGCTCCGGCTCGCTGCTAGTTATTACGCCCTCTATTCTCAACCCGATTTCATCAAATACGAAACCGCTTAACCTTTGTTGTAATTCTTCGGCATCGGATCCCCTTAACGCTGCAATTAGGTTTACCGCGTCGCCTGTTTCCGTTTCCAATTGCTTGTTTTCATCATCCTGGCATGTTTCCACCCAGTTAGAAAAGCCTGGTTTGCCGGATTCCCTGGAAACCTTGCGCGCCAGATACCCGGTAAAACGGCCTACGGCCGCATCTAATACCTTGTAGGCGGGTGTTATTTGGTCATCCCGGAGCATTTCCGGCACTTCCTCGATTACTTCTTGGTCTGCATATTCCATATTCAACGGCCGTAAATACTTACCGCCCAGCTTATCCGGCCTGGGGTTTAGATTCTGCATGGCGCGCACTTCATCCGGCGATAATATCCCCGCCTCTATCCCGGTGCGGTATATCTGGTATTGCGTGGCAATGTCAGCGGCAATCAGCGCCCCTACATTAAATTCTATAAAGTGGCTGTTTAACTCCTGCTCCATTGGGGCAAGGATTTTCAAATAACATTCTGACTCTATAGTTTTTAACCAGGCCGATAGACAATGGTTTAAGTAGCTTCTGTTTTCCTGCTCCAATGAATTATAACTAGCGTTTGAATCGTCGCCCAACTTATGCGGCGGGATATTAAACCAGCGGGCCACCTCTTTAACCTGTTGCCCCCGCGCGGCTACCATCTGCGTTTGTTCTGGCGTGAACTGTGCCTGATGGAATTTTGCCCCGTCCCGCAATATCACGGTTTTAAAGCTTGTGTCTAGCCCCTCGTAGGTTTTGCGGAATCCCGATTCTAGATTGTCGGCGCCTTGTTTCTGCATCCCCGCCGGCATTTCCAGAATACCACCAATACGGCCGCCGTTGCTAAAATACTTACTTGCGAAATTCTCCGCTGCTATGGATAGTGCAAACGATTCCCGCGCCTTATAGATCAATTGGCAATCGCTTAACCCGTTTACGCTGATTTGTTCCAGGTGCAGAATGTTAGACGCTGCAAACCCTTTTAAATCCCCGCCAATTTCCGATACATAAAACAATTCGCCCGCCTTGTTTCTGTGGGGGCTGGTTCTATCCGGTAGCAATGGCAATAGAGAAATAGCGTTTCCGGTTTCGTCCCGCTCGATTAGTGCATAGGCGTTAGACCATAATAGCGCGTGCGTCATCATACGCCGCCAAAACTTAAACGCGCTCATTTCTGCATTAGGCCGATACTTTAACAGCCGTTGACCTGGGTGGTTTTCATCGATCACCCGCCCTTTGTCGCCTTGCTCCGGCGTGCGCTTGTAAATATTTAGGGGTAGCTTGGCAACGTCCCCAGATATTAGGTTGATTGCCTGGAATACCGGCGCGATAGATAACGCCCGCTCCGGGCTAACGGCTATTCCCCCGCCGCTAATGTTGCTATTAAATATTTCGTTGAAAACCTCAGGGCTACCCAGGGGAATGTTAGGGTTTTCTATTGCCCGCTTTGCATCGATCCCCGCACCAATAATATAGGTTTCGTTCATAATAACTCTATAGGGTTTTCATTGTAATAATCGTACGTTTCCGCTGGTTCCGCTTCGGCGGTGGCCCGCCCAATACCCATTATGGCCGCTACAATTCCATCTATTTTACGCTGTGACTCAGATCCGGGCTTAACCGGCCGTTTATTATTGTTGGCGTCTGTTTTAATGGTAACGCTTGCAGCCTGCCAATTTAGTATTGGATTATTTAAATGCCTTAGCTTTTTTGCAATCACTAGCCGCTCGAACTCTGCAGTAGGCCCGGCGTAGTGCATAATAGTTTGGGGAAAGTTTGTACGCAAACAACCTAATTGGTTTTCAATCCTGGTTGTTAAATCTTCGGCGTACATCCTATCGTAAACTATTTCCGTTATTATATATATTTCTGCTAATTCTGCTATACGATTTTCAATATAAGCATAATCTATTACCGCCCCCGGTATTAATTCTAACCAACCATCGTTAGCCCATTGCAAATAGGGGGCTATGTGGCTGTTGTTCTTGGCGGCCTCCTCCGGGTAAAAGAAATACGGTAATAGCGTGAATTCATCGCCATGTGTGAAAACTAATACTACCGCCGTCATATCCCTGGTGCGGCTCAGGTCTATACCGGCGATACACTCCATGCCGGCCAAATCTTCCGGTTCAGTCTCTACGGCGCATTTATTCCAATCCTCGATACGTAACCAGGGGCTTTCACTGGTTCCCCAGATATTCAACCGGTACATTTTGAAATTCTGCCAATCGGATAGACTGCGCCGCGCCCGCTGCATAGACTTGGTAAATTCGTCTTGGCTGATGATTGTACCCATCGACGGGTTTGCGGCTTTCCAGACGTCCGGGTGTTGTAACTCGTCGTCCGTTAATTTAGGATCCGCGCCATATTTTAAAAAAAAGAACTCGTGGTCATCAATTGCCCCGCTGTTTACCTTTTCGCCGTATTCCCATTGTCGCCGGCCGTAGCCTATGGGGTTGTTTCCCGCTGTAGATATTTCAAACCGTAACCACTCGCTACGACTAATGCCGGCATGCTCTATGGCGTTGGCCGTTCGTGGGTCTAAAACGTGAACCTCATCTACAACACAGGAGCCGTTCAAACCTTCCAGGGATTGATAATTAGAACCCGCAACGATTTGATAGTTTGAATGGGTTGGTTCATAGGATATAACGCCGGTACTGTTGTTTATCATGCATAATTGATTTAATGCGGGTGATTGCTCAACCATCATTCTAGCATTCTTATGAACGATGCCGGCTTGCTTGGAATCCCTGGCACAACTGTAAACGTGGTTCCCTGGTTCCCCGTCGGCCGCCAGTAGATACAAACCGACAAACGCCCCCATTGGGCTTTTACCGTTTTTCTTGGGTAGCCAACATGACGCAATACGGAAACGCCGGATTTCCCGCCCGTAAAACTCGGATTCCGTCACCCAGCCAAACAGCCTATAAAATAGGTCTATCTGCCAATCCATAAGCCTAACGGGTTTTCCGGCGTAATCGCCCTCATATAGGCATAGAT